TGCAAATACTGGTTGTGTAGTTCCGTTTACTTTTGTAAATACTGCCATGATAAATTTCCTTTAAGTTAGTGGGTTGTTGCCCTACTTTTATTTATACAATCGGCAAAAATCACTGGGGTTGAGGATTGTTTTGGGCACGATTTTGGGCAGCAAACGCATTGGGATCAAATCTAGTGACCAGCTTGCTGTCGCCTGCCGGCGTGGCCATCACCCAGCCTTCGCCGCCGGGATTGGCCAGATCAGCCTGCCCTTTCAGATACATCTTCAAGGCATGCAGCAATTCAAATGCGTAGAATGATGCTGCCAAGGCCTGTGCATTGCTGCTGGGACTGTTGAGATATTCCACTATGTTGTTGTACTTGCGAGGGCTCACACGAGACTGCAACCAAGGTCCAAACTCTTGCAACAACTGCTGTGCAGACTGCAACGGAGCACCCACTTTGGTATTGATAAAATCCACTGCCAGCTTGAATAGATCTGTGATCTGTTGGGCCCGCAATTCAGCAGGATTGAACAAGGTCTTCATGGCAGCACCTTGTGTGCTTATGATCTGTCGGAGTTGTTTTTCTATATTGCTCTCAGTTGCTAATGCTTTGGGAGTAGCAGGTTTTTCCAACAACAATCCTGGAACTGGGTTAAACGAAACCCCACGCAGTGGTTGCCGCGGCTCACCTTGATCTGCATACATTGTGTGCATTGCAATACCTATTTGTGCAGGCGGCACCCCGGCTTCGGGATCGCCAGAAATACGTTGCCCCATTGCACTCCGTACCGGTATGCGATATTCAATGGTATTGGGCTTGAACACATAGTTGCCGGCAATCACTGGTGGTGTTTGCATGAACAACAGATCTCCCTTGACATAGCCACGGAAGTTGGGTGGCAGTGCAGCTTCCAGTACTGGAAACAACGCAGCATATATCTGTATGAGATCGTCTCTGTTGCCGGATCTAGTACGTTGTATGTCTGCCATCATCTGCGGACTGGTGGCCATGCCGTCATAGCCCTTGGCTTCAAATCCAGATCCATCTGTGAGTACAAATTCTCCAGTGGCAGGTTTGCGGCCAAATATCAACGCAGGCTTGCCGTCCCACTTGGCAGTGGTAGTCTGTTGCGGTGATTCAGTGGCGTGTTTAACTATGTCCAAGGCTTTTTGTATGCCCGGTGCTCCCATTCGAAATACATAATCTTCCAGATGTTCTATACCTTTGGCACGGCCACCTACTCCAGCTTCCGCAGCTTCAATCACTGGGCGTTGATGTTCCACCAAGGCCACATATCCACGATTAACAATGCGATCTCTCAGTCTGGCCAGGAAGTATGAGTCGCCTTCTTTCACTGTTTGTTCGGGCTCTTGCAATCCTTCTCGGGCTAGATAATCACGGAAGTCTTGCAGTTTGGCATCACGATCAGGATCACGGGCCAATGCCGCATAGATTGATTCCACGTTCTTTAGATTGTCACGAGTGGCTCCGCGACCCAACAATACTGATGCCACATAGTCCGGATCCATGCCTCCCTGAACCAGTTGATCAGAGGCTCGAGAAAACATGCCGTTGGCACCAACTCGGAGTCCTAGTTTTTTAGCTATGCTGCTCATCAGCACATTGCGATTTACACCTTTGTAAGCTGAATCTGTTCCGCCGGCATAAAAGAACTGTCCCCAATCCAGATTGGGAAAGAACATGAAGTCGGTCTGCACAAACCCTCGGTTGGCATCACCGGCAATGGGTGTTTTAAGATGTACCTCACCTTTTTTAACTACGTATTCTCTAGGATCTAGCCTTTGACTCTGCACAAACTGTGAAAGAATACCAGCCAGTTGTTCTTTTGAAATTTCATTGAGATCCACTGCGAGATCTAAGTCGCCCGAAGAAGGGGCCTTGCCAGTTGATCCTAGCCAGCGTGTGGGGATGCCATCTTCTCCTACTTCGCTAGTAAAATCTATACCAGTGACTTGTTCTATCCATTGGATCGTGGCAGGTACATCTTGACGATTGATACGCTGTGTGAGTGGCTCGCCCTTGGGCCCTTTGAAAACATTGCCGCCTTCTAGTAAATATCTCATGGTGCTGTACCTGCTTGCATGGCCTGCATGTAGGCCGCGTGTTGTGGATTGTTCATGTCTATTGGTACCCAGCCTACCCCAAAATTAATTTGAAATTGTCCTGTTCGAGTTCGTCTTATACTGCCATGTTGTGGTTGATTGGCTGCTGCTGATGCCGGTGGTGGTGCAACCGGTGAGGCCTGCCCTGCTTGTGCTCCTGGATGGAATTGCAGCAACACTCCTGCTTCATATGCGGCCTGCGCAATCATTTGAAATCTAGCTAATTCTTGTGTGGCAGGGGTCGCTGCATTGAGACTGCTCAATTGATGCATGCCGGACAGCATGCGATTCATTATGCCATTAGCTTGATCAACATAAATCGTGGTGGGATTACCATTGGCATCCACCTGAGATACCATTTGATCCAGATGTTCAAAATCTACACCTCTGAGAAATTCATTGTGTGCTACGATTGATTTTATTGATGCTTTCAATTGGAACTTGGCTCGTGAGCTTATCTGCGCGGGGTCTGTGACTCTGTCTGCTGCCATGGCTCGACTCACCTGCTCGGCCCATTGACGCTGCATGTTTTCTGCACTTTGTCTGACCAACAACGGTGCCTTGGCCAGTGCTTCTAGTTCAGGAGTTGATTTTTGTTGATCCGGCACTTTGACTCCCATCTGATCAAGGAATCCCCTGGCGAATGCGCCCACTTCGTTCAGCTTGCTTTTGCCTGTGAGTTCATGGATTTGCATCTGTTTTCCTTACTGATCTAGAGAATTTACCGGCATTTTTAGTGCGTATGGCATTGAGGAATTTCCTATTAAGAGCTTCGGCTGTTTCTGCATCAAATTCTTGGTCAATCTGTTCTAGCAGTCTCACAGCATTGGCTATTATGGTGGCTGCACGATTTTCTATCACCAACCGACGATCTCGTTCGATGTACAGACTGTCCAGTTCTTCCAGAATGCTGCGTGTTTTCTTTTGCATGTAAATCAATGGCCTTTGGATTATTTAGCGATTTCCGGATGTGAATAAATATCTATACAAGGATACCAACCAATGACCAGCAGCATCAACCCGCAAAACATCGACGCCAACTACCCTGTTGCCGGCGTGCCCAACAACACTCAAGGATTCCGTGATAACTTCACCAACATCCAGACCAATTTTACTTACGCCAAAAACGAGATAACTGATCTGGAAAACAAAGCCATCCTCAAAAGTGCATTGACCGGAACTACCTTGGACAACAACATGGCGGATCAATTGATCTACTCTGCGCTGATCCGTGACTTTTCCGGCAGCATCGTGCAAAACACAGTGACCTCAGGATCGGTCACACTGGATTATAGTTCTGGGCATTATCAGACTGTGAGCACCAGCGGTAGTGTTAGCCTGGGATTTACCAACTTTCCTGCTGCTGGCACTGTGGGTATGATGCGTGTGCAGATCAACATCACCAACACTGCATACACCGTGACTTTGCCTGCTGCGGTGACCCTGGGTATCACTGGCATACAAGGTATCAGTTCTAACGTGATCACTTTTGGAGCAATCGGTTATTACGAATTTGGATTTGTGACCAGTGATGGTGGTACTACTATTACTGTGTTTGATTTGAATAGACCTTTAAGTTATTACACCAACACCGTTAATGTGGCAGCTACTACTTCAAGCACCAGTACCACCACAGGTGCGTTGATTGTTGCCGGCGGTATGGGCATCGCAGGAAACTTGTACGTAGGCGGTGACATATTTGGTAATGTGACTGTGACAGATATTTCTCTTGGCAATGTGTCGGCATCCGGATTCGTCAGTGCCACGGGCAATGTCACAGGCGGTAATGTACGCACAGCCGGATTGATCTCGGCCACTGGCAATATCACAGGTGGCAATATCATTGGTATTGTTGCTGCCGGATCCAATACAATCACCACTACAGGTAATATCAGTGGCGGCAATCTTATTGGTATTGTTGCTGCCGGATCCAATACAATCACTACTACAGGTAACATCACCGGTGGCAACATATTGACTGGTGGCCTGGTCAGTGCCACAGCCAATGTCACTGGTGGTAATATACGAACTGGTGGTCAGGTGAGTGCTACCGGTAATGCGTTGTTTCTAGCCGGTACCGCAGTACCAGTTGGTGGCACAGCAGGTGCTGGCATAATGATGTCTAGCACTACCAATCTTGGTGTGTTCTTTGGATCAGGTGCACCGACAATAGCAGCAGCCCAAGGCAGTCTATATCTCAGGACTGATGGTTCCAGCACCAGCACAAGGTTGTATGTGAATACCACAGGCAGTACCAGTTGGACTGCTGTGACCACTGCTATCTAATTTTATTAGAGACATATTGTTCCAAATTTCTTCACGATCAGGATCATACGGAACCCATTTGTGACTAGAAATACGTTTATATAATTCTTCAGCAAGAGACTGATTTATTTCTATTCCGGCCACTGGCATGATTGATTCAATCAACCATCGATAATGTAGCAAAGGCTGTGGCTGTATCTCAGTTCCGCGGCAATCTAAATTTTCTGCAAATTTTTCTTGTTCATCGTTGCTGGTATCAATGTATCTGGCATTTTGTTGTGAAACATATGCTGATATCAATTTCTTTTGTATTTTTTGTCTCTGTAGAGATTGTTCGGTCTGTATGTAAAAATTGTGATATTTTTTAATCACATCAATCCCACTGCCACTACTGCACCACCATATACCGCTTTCAGTTTTGTAAGTGTTAAAATCATATATTGGATCAGATTTTACAATATCCACCCACTGGTCATCTTGTATCAGTTTATCAAATCTTTGGTGTTGCGGCCATTGAAAAATCACGGTAGAATATCCAATGTCACAGGCCAGCAGTTCGTTGATCAAGAACTCACACCCAGCCCCAACTGCACTTATAACAATCACTTCAAGATCGGGTCTGAGTGCTTGTAAGATTTGCGGCCATTCTGGCCAGATGTGTCCATGAGCATATCCATCACCAAGGCAAAATATCTTAGTAATATTTGTAGTATTTTCCATGTGCCAGTTCAAATTCTGCTTCGTGATATCTTTTTACCAAACTGTTATTCCACAGATTTGAATCATATAAAAAAGAATTTAGACTTTTCCATCGATCCATGTGTGTTTTGATTTCCATTCCGGACATTATATCATAAAATTCTGCTGTGGTTTCTACTATGTCGGCGAACTCTAAGTTACAATAATGTGGAATAGCACCGAATGCCTGCAGATAGTTTTTTGCGGTTTCTCTTTGTTTGTCGACAAGTTCCATGCCAGTTAAGGAGCTGATATGATCTTGCTTAGAAAAATATAAATGCCAAGCACGAAGCCATCGATAAATTTTGCTCCTGGTAGTTTCTGTTGTGATTAGAATAACTTGGTCGCACATGGACAGATCCATTTCCCCGGGCCAACAATGTGTACCAATAATTAATTCATGATCTTTTGCGTTTGACAAAAAAATATTAAATTTGTTTTGATCAAAGTTTGTAAAAGTTGATTCTGAATCACCAATCTTTCCATATGAATGACTCAACGAATCGAGCCCACCATTTTTATGAACAGGCGAAAACTTGTTTTCTAAAATATCACATAATAATCCGCCACCGGCGTAATGTGGAAAACACAATAATTTCATTGGATCGGCTTCATTTTGCCCAACAACTGCTTGAGTTTGTTGCTCTGCACTTCTGCACCCACTTTGGGTGTGGGATCAAATGGATCCACACCCGGCTTAGGCTGACCACGTTCCCAGGCGTTGTTTGAAGTCACTGTCTCTGATGGTGTCACAGTGGCACGAGCCTTGATAGTTTCCATGAAGCTGGGCTTGGAAGCACGTGATCCGGTATCTCCATCTTCACCACCTTCATCGGTGATTCTCATGGTCTCGATGTTGTATTCCAGATCAATCTTTTGCCCAACACCTGTGGAACTACGCGACTTCATGCATTGGATCTGATACTTGCCACGTTCTTTCATGGATCTGCTGGTAAAGATACCAAACACATTGTCTGCTGTGTTGATTTTACTGATACCACCTGCGATGTGGCTGTGATCAAATTCCACTTCTTCCACTGCTGATCGATTCAACTGCGATGCAGTGACCATGAGTATCTGTAGTTCCTTGGCCAAATTGCGCAGTTCTTCACTCACATACTTGTCTTTGATAAACTGATCATTGGGATTGACTTTCACACTGATTGGCATCAGCAAGTCCAAGTAGTCAATCATCACAAAGTCCACCCTCTTGCCTGTTTGTATCTGATACTCTTTTAGATATGATCGGATGTCGTTGATGTTTGATTGTGCTGGCAAGCCTTTGAGCTGATAATTGCCCGACTTCTTGGCCATCATCTTGACCTTGAGCTCAGTGGTGTCAATGTCTCTGCGGATGTCTTTGGTGCTCATGTTGGTGAGCATGGCATCTGTTCGCAAGCCGGTCAAGTCTTCACTCAATTCCAGTGTCACATACACACCACTCAATCCTTGTTGCAACCAGTTCAGTGCGATATTCATCATGACCAATGATTTGCCCGACCCCGAACCACCTGCAAAAATGTTCAGCTCGCCTCTACTGAATCCGCCATACAGCAGTCTATCCATTTGTGGCCAGCCTGTTGACACTTGACCTCCTGAATTGAAGTATTTGTTGATGCGCTCGCTGGGATTGGCAAAATAATCTGTGCCCATGTCCTTGGTCAGACTGATCTGTACTGCATCTTTGATCAGCTTTTCAACCGGGCCGTAGTCGCCTTTTTCCAACAAGTCTGCTGCTGCCAAGATCGCACGTTCCAGTTCTTGTCTGCGAGTGAATGACTCAAACTCTTCCATGAACCATTCATAGTGCCCTTCATTCAAGTCGGGCACTGGTTGCAGTTTTAGTCCAGTGGTAGCTGAGATCTGCGTGATATCTGGCAGAGTCTTGTGCTTTTCGCTGTGCTCTTTGATAAATGCTGCTGCTTCTCTTAGGCTTTTATCAAAGTTCTCTGGATTGTAGATGTTCTGGATGCGCACATAGCTGGCAGCATCTTCCAACATCATTTCCAGGAATAGTTTCTGTACGTCAATTCCGTATTCTTTTAACAAGTTGTTTCTTCCTTAGTTCTATTTTGATCTTGCTGGTGTTTCTGTTTTCAAATATAGTTAGCAGAGTCGCCACACGCCCGTAACGAACCACTGAGTCATTCACATCTTTGATGTCCGCAGGCCAAGGTGGCATGCTCACTGCCCAGCCCAGTTCCACTGCACGATCCACCAGTTCCATGCCAGACAAGTCTTGGTCTGGCACCACTGTTATTTCCTTGCCTAGACTGCGAATCAACCTGGCCTGTTCATCTGATACGGTGCTGTGCATCACTGCCAGGCCGCCGATGCTGAGCGCATCAAATATTCCTTCTACCACGATTGCATGAGTCCAATCCTTGTGCTGTAGGTCTGTGCCAAACACATACCCGGGTTGGCTATTGCTGATGTATTTGGGAGTGCGATCATCCAAGAATCTCTGTGTGTGTCCTACTATGCAATTGTCATGGATGAATGGAATGATCACGCTGGGTCGATGTTTCCATGCTTGTTCTGGATGATCTTGTATCATCACAGGATAGTCATCGGGCACACACCTGAGCCTTAGATACTCTCTACGCAGATCTTCGCCTGTCAATAACTCACTCAATGGTGGCAGTTCTTGTTCGTCAAATTGTATATCCGCCAAAGTATTGAATATGCGTTGGCGATCATCTATGATACCGTGTATGCTGCGATGACGCAGACTTTCCAAGTTTAACGCATCAATCTCTGCGTCAGGCACACCTAACCAGCCCAAGAGCCTGCGGGCCTTAAAACTCAACGAACGGCCAAGGATAAAGCTGGCGGTGTAGGTGCAATTGAAGCAGTGATAACTCCAACCTGTTTCTGTGGGTTTGAGGCCTCCGCGGCTTCTCTTATCTGCTGTACTACCGTTATGAGCACAGCAAACAGCGTTAAACGACATCCACCCCGAAGGTGTGGCTTTTCGTTTCGCAGGCAGATAACCAAGGATGTCTAGCATCCGTATAGTTTAACAGATTGTTTGAGCAATCGCAACAGTTATCGGTATTGTACGTTGCGGATTAGTCCGTTTGAGAATACCACTGTTGCTGCCAGCGAGCCCTGGAACTGCAATGGTAGGTATCCCGATCCACCATTGGTCACTGTGACATAGGCCACACCACCATTGCCACTGGCCGATGCCACTGCTTCGGCGCCAGCACCATTGCCCAGGATCTGCACATATGGTGGAGCCACATAATATTGGCCCGGATAAGTCACGCTGATTCCTGTGACCACACCATCCACCACCGTGGCCGTGCCACTGGCACCATATCCAATGCTGTTGTTCATGGCCAATCTCAACAAGGGATGGAATCCTACTATGTTGAAATAGTCGCTGACCGTGGCATCATAATACTCACGTGCTTCGGATACATCTGTCCAAACTGCTTCGTAGTTTTCGGCAGCCTGGACCTTGACTGTGCCTGTGTAATGCACAAGATCAAACTTAACAGTGGTAAAAGCTGTTTGATTTGTGTTGATATAGCTGGAATAGAATTCAGTCTGTTGTATGCTGTTGATGGGCTGCGGAGTCAGCGCCCAGTCAGGGAATGCAGTAGGCGCAGCACCAACATACTGATTCTTGCCATATAGATCAGGCACGGTACAGACTGCACTGGGGATAAAACTGGGGAATATGCTGTCCACGATATTGCAATCAGCCCGAGCTGCGCTGTCTGCATTGGTATAAACTGCCTGCACATAGTCGCCGGCTGTACGTTGTATGCTGTAGCTGGCCGGTTGCGATTGAATGTTGATGGTATCTGCACTGTTGAGAACCACTTTAACACGCCCTGTGCTGGCACTGAGTGTTTCCATGTCCTTGGCCAACAGCAGCTGGCCGCCGGCTTGGTCGATCAGGCGGAACACAAATGTGCTGCCGGTGATGTTCACAGGTTTTTCATCTTGATTGATGAACTCAAACAACAGAACGTTGTCAACACCTTTGTTGATGGTCAGGGTTTTTGCATACACAGGGTCATACCTCGCAGTAAAGTATCCTCCACTGGTGTCCACTAATAGCACTCGTGTGATTTGTTGGTAAAGATAAGCGGTGGTAGAATACATATCCTATTATTTATCCAAAAAATACTGACCATAAATACCCCGATGGGTAACAATGTATTCGAAAAACTAACGGAGAAATATCCTTTTATCAGCTTGTGCATGTATGCCAACGCTGAATATGTGGGTGTGATCCAAAACAAAGATGATGTGGTTACCACCATCTACGACTTTGGTGCGGTGGCAGATCAAGCAGACAAGATGCTGTATCTGGAATTGGCATCGGCCTGGTGGTGGGAAAGCAATAGATCCATACCTATCAATATCTTTCTGCGCAAAGATTGGGAACAATTCCGATATACTCTGCGCACATTCATCAACAAAGATCTAGAAATCCTGCACGGCCCTGCTTGTAGTTTGCTGGACATAGCCCGCAAAAAGAGCAAGCGCAAAAGCATCATGCTGGTGCGTCGGCTTGATTGAGTAGATTCATGTGCAAGGCTACCAAGGCTGCATAGCCCAGTGCATGAGCTTTTTTGAACACATATCCTCGACCGTCATCACCATCCCATACTGATCTAAACACATCCGGCCAAGGCTGATTCTGCAAGTGTGCTTTGCCTGGACGTATGATAGAGATAAATGCTGCCATCCTGGGAATTGAATCGGGACGCATGCTCTGCAATAGTCCTGTGTAGTTGCCCACATGTACCAACTGCTGTGCCCAGTCGGCGTCCTCCCACAGCCTAGCCCAGGGCGGATCTTGTGCCAACATGTGCTCATAGTGTGCAGGATCCTGTATCAGGCCATACACACCCATGTTCAAAAAGTCTATCTTGAAATAGCCACGTGATTCGGCAGTTTCATAGTCAATGGCCGCACAGCCCAACACCGGATCTTGAGGAATGTCTGTGACATACACACCTGAATTGTGTTTTCTTGCTGTGCCTTGGTGTAGCTGTCGTGCCGGAGTATGGCGTATCAGTTTCAACACCTGTTCTCTGTCAGCAAAGTCAATGTCAATGTCTGCGCTCATGTTACCATCCTGCTTTTGCCAGCATTAATTTTGCGTATTCCTGATCAGCTGGGTAGGTCTGGAATTTCTTCTGCCACACATCCGAATCAATATAGATCCATATCATGGCCACTTGATCTGTGCTGAGCTCACCCAAAAACTTCTGTCCTGACTCGCTGTTGTAGATCACCCAAGGACTCACACGCCCAGTGGTGATGGCATGACACAAAGCATTGGCGTTGCCGTATCTCACACAATCATGCGCTGGGTTGCCAGTTTTTTCTGCCCAGTCTAGACCGTATTCCATGGCTCGGGCCAGGGCATCATCCACTGCTTCCACGGTGAGATAATTCACCAGATACTCTGTGTAGATCTGATCACTGCACCACTTGTCGATCTTCTTTTGTTGTTTCAGCAACCATGCCATGAAGCGTTCTGGATTGATCACTCGTGTATTCACACAATAGTGTCCAAACTTCACAAACGCACGATAGTAGGATGACGTTTCAAAATCATCAAAGGTCTTGTTCTTGGCCGAGCCTTGCATGGTCTCATAGAACCGCACATAGGCCTGCAGGCCCAGCTGCACTCCTCGGTCGTCGCGTTGCAGTCTGCGACGTTTGGGTTCGCACATGTGTATTTCGATACTGCTTTCTCTAGAGAAAGTCTTGTCGCAGTATCCACAGGTGAATGTCATTTCTTTTCGTTGCCAGCGGCTCGGTTGTAAGCGTCGATTTCTTTTTGTGTGACCAGTTGGGCCATCACGTCGATCTCATCATCTTTGTATGTGGGAAACATGGCTACAAGTGCTTTTCTTTTGGCACTGAGTCCAGCTTCTTTCTTCTTGGGTGCGATCCAGCTGTGTCGCATCACACCCATACCGGGACTGGCAGCAGTGGCACACAGCCATTGCAGTTTGGGGTGCTTGGCTATGTCAAAGAAGTGCTTGTTGAGATAGTGGTTGGTGCTTTGTACATAGTATTCTTGCAGTTCTCTGCTGCCGCCCACTGCCGAGCCCCAGCGTATCATGAGGAATGTTGAGAACTTCTTGCGTTCTTCCGGCGTGAGTTCATCATAGAAGTCACGGTTCTTGACATCCAGCTGACGCATCTCATTCGAAATGTTTAGTTTGTCGCTCATTTGATCTTGGTCAATCTATAGATTATTTTTGCTTGATCCAGTAGGTCTTGTAAAGCAGGATTGGTTTCAGCGGCTGCTGTTATGTCTCGCCATTCTTCGAATAGTTGGTATTCATCGCCGGAAAGCTCAAAGTAAGGCTCATATACTTTTTCTTGGATTTCTTTATATTCTTCCATTTCGCGCAATTTTTCCCATTTGGTGCGTTCCCATTCATCCGGTTCATACTCCTTGGTAAGCCATAGGTCAGTCCATTTTTCTGTATCCAGGTCAGTCCACTTTTGTGTATACTGGTTAATTTTCATGGTGATTTTTCAGTCTGAGTCAAATGATACACCATTATAGCATGATCTAGAATATCTTGTAAAGCAGGATTGGTGCGGGCCTCTCTGCGAATATCACCCCAGAGTTTGTCTTGCTGTATCCATTCGTGTAGTGGTCTACCATCTTGGGTCCTAGGATCATAGTCATGTCCCACTTCTGTTCGCGTGGCAGGGTTGGCTCCTGCTTCGCGCTGATACACCGTGGCACCATCACGCTCGTATATCAATGTGGCTCCGGGCTTGAGCTGTCCCATTACCAGGCCTTGTTGTAATCCACTATCTCGCAGTTGCGGCTGATTTCTTTAACAAAATACACACAATCGGGTTCTGCGTCGTCGTTCAGCGGCACTGCCAGCAGCTGGCCATTTTTCAGCTTGGGTGCAAACCAATTCACTTCATGATACACATCCAAGATTTCAATGTCCGGAAAGCTGGGACGGAAACTGGTCAGCGGATTGAATTGGAATACCTTGAAGCCGCGATCATTTATGCTGGTGAGTGGCAGCACTTCGAGGTCGCCCACGTCGGGTTCGCCAATCAAGATCTGCCAGTCCATGGGCATCTTGATTGTGGTGTTTCCTATCCTTAACACCAAGGCAGGTGCATTGAAGCTTTCTAAAAATATTAATGGTATGAAATGATAGTCTGGATCTTTGGGATCCGAGTTGTCCAGAATAGCAAATCTCATGTCATCTACTTCGTCGGGCAAGTGATCTAGATCATAAAAGCTGTTGTCTAAGGTTAGTATTCGCATGTGTGTAGTATAGTTGGATATCTTACCAATGTCAAGATATCTTCATCCATTCCAGTTTCTCAGCTGTGAATGGATAGTTGGCCTCTTTGTAAAAGACCTTGCGTTTGTTTAGATGCCGTCTAGCGAACTTGCATGTGCTGGTGATATCCCAGATCTGCACATGATCTTTGTCTTCGGCCTTGCGGATGCCACGTCCAATTGATTGTATCACCCGCACAAAACTCTTGCCCGGTTCGATCAACACAAGATTAAAGATGCGTGGTATATTGATGCCCACAGCAGCCACGCCGTATGTGGCCACGATGATCTTGCCGTCGCTCACAGCAATTTCGTCATATTCTTCCTGGCGCACCTTGGCCTTGGTGGCGCCGCTCACAAACACAGCATGTTCGCCCAGACGTTCTACCAGCTGGCGACCACACTCGGTTCTATCTACCAGCACTAGAGTATTGCCTGTTTCGTTCACACGCTGTATGAGCGAAGCCATGGTGTCCAGTCTGCCGGATTCTTCCAGAAGATATTTCAGCTCGGCTTGATAGTCTGCGTACTCCACATGATCAACCAGCTGCACTATATTCACATGGCAGTTGGCCAACACGCCTGCATCTTGCAATGTGCTGGCAGATAATCTGCTGATCACCGGGCCCAGGCTGACCAACAACGCCTGGCTTTCAAACAGCTCTTTGGGCACAGTACCGGTCAACCCCCATCGAATTGGCACTCTAGACATCACGCCGGTCAGCAGAGTTTTCAATGCATCTGCCTTGGCCATATGCACTTCATCCACTATCACGCATATCACGTCTTCAATGAACTCCTGGATGGTGCAATCACCTATGCCATTCTTGGTGTTCTTCATGAGGTTATTTAGACTTTGCCAGGTACAGATGGTGTGTGTTCTGCCGTATTCTTTTCTGTCGCCAAAATACACACCCACATCCAGTCCCATGTTGATGTAGTCTTTTTCTGTCTGTGTCACAAGACTTTTGTTGGGCACGATAACGATACTGCGACCATACGCACTCACAGCATCACTCAAGGCTGCTGTCATGATGGTCTTGCCTGCACCTGTGGCCACTTCTTGTATGCATTGTGGGTTGGTAAGGAAGTTGTTGATGATCTCCACTTGATAGTCTCTCAGCAGTATGGGCTGACCTTCTGCAGGATGATTCTTGGGCCATAGTCGATCGCTGTAGCTGTGTTCTGTGACCTGTGCAAACTCAAACGTGGTTGAGTATTCTCTGCGGTCGTCCAGTTCGATGTCGTAGTCAAATCGTTCCAATAGCGGAATGATATCCGGCAGCAGATTCACATAAGTGCTGCCGCCCAGTTGGAAATAAGATACCTTGCCATCCCAGCGGCCCAGTCGTACTGCTGGCAGATATCGTGCATACGGAATGTCGTATTTGAAAGCCTTTACTAGAGCTTTGCGAGCGTCAAGGTCAAGACCTTCGATCTTGATATTCACTTCGTCATTGATTTGTATTGTACATCGTTTCATCAGTGTAGTATATACTTATCACAAACAAAAGTCAAAAAAACAGGCACCTAAGTGCCTGTTATAAAGTTCGGGCGGAGCCAACCTATCCCGAACGTTTCATTGGCTATGAAGCCATGACTTTAAAAAACTGCCTCTAGCACACGAGCTAGGTAATAGGCACTGATAATCAAACAGATCCATCCTGACATGGTGCTGCCATCCTCAAAACAATGCTTGGCGAACCAACCATTCAACAACATCCAAACAATTGAAACTTCCATATTACCACGTCACCAAAAGAAAAGCAATCAAACCGGCCACCCAAGGGTAGCCGCACCATAATGCTGCAATCACGGCTACCCAGGGCATGTTAGTCTGCTACCTTCATGCAGGTAGTCTCTGCAAGACGCTGCCAGTTACCGGGACTCAGCTTACGCAAATCAGCAATCTTCAATGCCATACGCAGACTCATTTCACGCAAGCGAGTCTGGTTTGTTTCCATAAACTCAAAGATGCTGTCTTGAGTTTCGGGTTCAAAGTCGTAGCCTTCAAACAGCACACCGTCTTTGGCAATCTGTTTGATACGCAAGATCTTGTCACGCATAGTATCCAGCGTCAAGTCCAAGTAATGGCAACGACTTTGCAGAGCGTCCAAATGATCACGCAGTTTCTGCGATTTCATCTTGTCAAACTTCATGTTGGTGATAAAGATCACACTGCCTTTGAAGTCAAACTGATCTGGGATGCCTTCGCGGCGCAGAGCCGAGCTCTCCGACAACCAAGAAATCTTACGCTTCTTGCCCGAGTCCAATGCACCTTTCAGCAAGTTCAAGCACACATCGTCCAGCAGGATGCTGTCACAGTCGTCAAATACCAGCACACAATTCTCGTCTGAGTATTTGTACAGAGTTTGATACAGGCCAATAGGAGTGGCTGAACCTTTCACAACTTCGGCTCGCAGTCGCTTGCCTGCAAGACGATCAAACAGCGTGGCTTTCTCAATCTCTTGTTCCACGCCAAAGCTCTTGCCCACGCCTGGAGGACCCGATACGATCATTGCACGGATGTCGCCGCCAATGCAGGCTTTAGACATTTCTGTAAGGATTTCAAAACGCTCGCGGATACGAGTCATTGCTTCGTCTTCAGTCTCTACTGTCTTGGCAGTAGGAGCAGGAGCGGGTGTGTTCATTTCCACGCTGTCACCACTGACCAACTCGTAGTCAGAGATAGCATCAACACGGATGCGGATAGTGGCAGGGCAGTTGGGAAAGGTGCCGTCATTTTGCACGGTTACATAACCGCCTTTGGCACCAGTTTGGAAGCCGCTGACTAGTGTAAAGTTTTGGTTTTTTACAGTTTTGCCGCGATACTCGCCGCGTACGATACGAATTGCACTCATTTGGTTGGCTCCTAATGTGCTGTTGAACTTACTTACTAAGCTGTTATTATAGCAAAATACCCATTATTGGTCAATCTCTTTGTGTTGTATTTTTTACCAACTGTTGTTGCGAAATTTGTGCTTATTTTGCGACTTTTTTCAGCAACTAAGGTAGTTCTTGCTATCATGTGTGTATTGTAGCACAAGCAGAATTAATGGTCAATCGGAATCAACGCCATAATTGTGTAATAGCAGGGTCGGATATCTGATGTGGTTTTGGCATGCCGTGGAATACCACTACCGCAGTATCCGCAGCAATCTTCACACCAGTGCCGGGTGCCCGTGGCTGACGTCGTTGGAAATTATATCCGCCATCTAAACATTGCCATCTAAAACTTTGGAACAGTCGATCTTCAAAAAATCTACGTTGATTGACATTGATGGATTTGGTGATATAATCCTGATCACCTTGATTGTTTTTGGTCAATTGTGAAATATCGCCCTTGGAGAACTGGTCCCATATTCGAGAAAAATTACTCACATTCCACCACATGAAACTGCTGTTGAATACAGAATGATGTGGATTTTGCAAATATCTAAAATCCCGTATGCCCCAGAAGTAACTGGTATCATGATTTGTCACCCAAGACAGATCTCTTACAACCACGGTGTCAAGATCCAAGTACAAAAGATTGCCTGCATGATGTTCTGGATTGAACATCTGCATTTTATACCACCAGGATTTCTTTGGTCCTGCTATGCCCGGCCATTCAGTCAATATGTGTTTGATCATGTGCGGAGGCACCGATCTATCATGCTCGGTATATACATGGAATCTTATGCCGCCGGGCAAGGCTCTGGTTAGCATGCTGTATAAATTTTCTACATAGCGCCAATCATATCCGGTGCTGTGTATCACACAGGCACAATCAATCATAGTGTCAGATGTGATGCGATTCTTTTTAGCCATAGGCCCTCTTTCAACTCATCAACGGTATATTCAGTATGGCAGATTTCAATTACCCATTGACTTCTATCTATATCATATGGTTTGTCTATATCTTCTATGGCAACTGATACTGGTGCGGCAAGACTGGATTCATGCACCACGGGCCTGCACCCTGTGATAGCTGCTTGAATGCCCGGGCCAGAGTTGTAATTCACAACTGCATGATATGAGTGATCCATATCAAACCCGTCATAGGTATTGGGCACAGGTCTTGGTATTTCTAATCTCGCTCCTGCGGGCAAGTGTGGTAGATTCAGTCGAGATCTTGGATGTGGGCGAACAACAATAGGACGGTCACTCACACCCTGCAGATCCCGTATGCGATCCAACACCCAGGACTCTTGACTAGGCAAGTCTTGCACTTGTAGGCTGCGGCTGTGTTGTGCAGCTATCATGATATCTGGTCTGTGGATATTGGGTTTTGATAATTTCACACCTAACTTGGCTGGGCGATCGAGATCGAGATCTTGTGTATGACCATAGTATCCTTGTGATGTCACATGGTTTACAGATACTTTCCAAGTGTGTCCTCTGTTTAACGCACCCACTTCAATGATAATCACCGGGCGATTCAATCTACGATAATGTTCATACACCTGCCGATTGGCTCGCATACGCCCATTCCATAATACAGACCAAATGATCGCAGCATCTGTATCCCAGGAATTTTCCACAGTTTTTTGTCCGTTGGCTCGCAATGCATCCAGCACAGCACTCATCACTGGCGGACTGTTACCCGCACACTGGGCGGGAAAATAAGATAGGGTTTTTATGCTCACTAAATATCTGATGAAATACAGTATAGTTACCACTTTCAATGCCGACGGCTACAAGAAATATGGTAAGCAAATGATCCAAACTTGGCTATCTAACTGGCCAACTCAAGCCGAACTTCGAGTGTATGCTGAAAATTGTTCTGTGACCGAATCTGCACCCAATTTACAAGTTTTGGATTTAGAATTCGCTAGCCCACAATTGGTTGCATTTAAAAATCAATGGAGAGATGTTCCCAAAGCCAACGGTGATATCAGTGCTATTACAGGGCTAAATCAACGCAAAGATTTCAAGAAACAATTCAAATGGAATGCAGTACGTTTCAGCCATAAAGTATATGCCATATTCCATGCAGCAAAAGCATCCAACGCAGATTGGTTGATATGGATGGATGCTGATATGGTGTGTCATAGTCCCATATCTGAATCGGATCTAGATAGATTGATACCCGCACATACAGATCTATGCTATCTTGGACGGCAAGGTAAGTTTTCTGAATGTGGGTTATATGCCATGAAACTACGCACACCGGCTATGGATCGATTCCTTGCTGAGTTTCAACGTGTGTATGATCAAGCAGACACGGGTATATTTGAATTGGCCGAATGGCATGATAGCTTTGTGTTTGATAGTGTGCGTGTTCGCATGCCCGACCTTGTACAACACAATTGGAGCGAAGCATTGATTGATCTACGAGCGACCAAGACCACGAGTGTGGGTGAAGGCCATCCATTGATCAATACAGAATGGGGCGAATACCTGGATCATCTCAAAGGCAGTCGCAAAGATACAGGGCGTAGCGAACGTGCAGATCTCAAAATGCCACGGCGCAGCAGTTACTGGAAGAACACATGAGCTGGATCTGTCTAAGCAAAAACGGCGAGGACGAATACATAGACATGTTTGCACGTGGCGCAGGAATGGAACCTACCCCATTGGAAACATGGAACTACGCAGACAATCAGGATCCACTGGTGCTGCGTGGTATTATGAAACACAAGATAATCAAAAAGTGCTGGCAAGACAAAAGATTCTTTTGGTACATGGATTCGGGTTACTTGGGCAATCGACCCAGTATCAAAAACCCGTATGGATGGAAACATTGGCATCGTATTGTACCCAATGATTTGCAACACGATCAGATCATACCACGGCCAGCTGATAGATTACAACGATTAGAACTGTACATGAGACCGTATCATCGACACAGTCGCAATATATTGATTGTTGCTCCTGATCACAAACCTTGTGCATTTTACGGATTTGAATTGGAAGACTGGGTGAAAGATGTCACTAACGAATTACAGATGTACACCGATCGCCCAATTTGTATCCGAGAACGTCCTCCTAGTAGGATGGATCGTAAAACACAACGGGCCGAAGATTGGTTGGCCGATGTACATGCTGTGGTCACGTTTAACAGTACAGCAGCCACTGAGGCTATATTAGCTGGTGTGCCTGTGTTCACCACGGCACCATGTAATGCCGCCAACCCAATGAGCAATCACGATCTTTCCAAGATAGAAGAACCGTGGTTTCCTACAGATGATCAACGCCATGCTTGGCTGTGTCATCTTGCGTATGGACAATTTCATATAGATGAATTCAAGAGTGGTATGGCATATCGCATACTGAAACAAACACAGGAGATGATAAATGGCTGAACATTATGGATGGCACTTTCCGGATTTTGA